TAGGTGCTCATTCGTAATGGATCAAGAGATTAATGCATTTCACTGCATTGTATCGATGCTTAATTAACCGATATACTTAACATACTTAGCAGTACCTTTGGAAGGTAATTTGACATTGACGTTATTGAGATTGCTCTCAGTATCGTCAGTGTCTTTTCCTGTTACTGCCTTTCTTGTCTGCTTAAACATCTCAGAATCACTATCCAATACAACTGGCTCTGGCTTAATAGTTACTAAGTTGTCTCGTGTCAATGCATCAGGTAGAGGTGCAAGATTAATTCCATAATCAATAACACTTACAATAGAGCTTGGAATAGTTGTGGATCCATAATATCTACCACCACCGTAATCAACAGCAATATCTAGTACAACATTACCATTTGTGTTATATTCATTTCCCGGCTGTGATGTTGGGTACTGATTCTTAATTGAAATTATGCGCACGTTGATATCTTTTGCAATAGATGCAATATCATCGATACGTGCTTTCATGGTATCTGATAGACACTTATAGCATTCAACACTCTGATACTTGTCGACAAACTTAATGTAGTCGCCAATCAAAAATCCTGCACGTTGGTATCTTGTAAGGGTGTTTTCAAGAAGCTCTGTATATCTGCTTTTCATTAACATTATTTATCTATTTACTCACTTAAATAGTAATATGTCGAGCATTAATGTATCTTTTCCACCTCCCCTTGTGCGCCATAGTGTGTATACATATGCAGATTTACAGTTAGATATGGATCTAAATGTATTAGTAACTAATGAGATAAATAAAGTTGCACAGCAAAAAGATATCGTAATTGATTATGATTTGGCAGCAATTCGAAATAGTTTGAGAAATCTATTTTTAACTGCACTAGGTGACAAAATATTAAACCCTGAATTTGGAATGGATCTGAGATATTTTCTATTCTATCCAGTGTCTGATACTATAGCGTTTAGCATCAGACAGGAAATTCTTAGAAATATTGTTAATTATGAGCCTCGCATAACGATTAACAGTCTTGACGTCATTCCGGAATATGATAACCAGCAATACACCATAAATATAAGTGTTAGTGTTCCATCACTAAATGTTGGGAAACTAGTAATAAGCCTATATCTCAACAGTCAAGGATACGTTACTTTTATCTAAATCATGCCTGCTGAAAAATACACAGACTTTAACTTACCTACAAATGCATACGCTGCATTTGATGCTGTAAGCTTAAAACAATTAATTATAGAGAGATTAAAATCTTCCGATGTATTTACTGATTATGCGTTTGAAGGGAGTAATCTATCAAGCATTATTGATATCTTAGCATATAGCTATCACGTATCACTCTTTTATCTTAACACAAAGTCATCTGAAGCAGATTTTAATCAGGTTGAATTGTATGAGAATATGAATAAGCTTGTAAGCTTCATTGATTACAAGCCTCTCGGCGCACAAACATCTATATGTCCGTTTGAAGCTGTAGCACAACAAGGACTAACTGAAGGCAATTATATCATCCCGCGGTTCTCCTACGTTGCAACGAATGGAATATTCTTTTCTATACCAAAGGACATATACTTCGAGAAAACGGTTGCAGGTGAAGAAGTCTTAGAATCTATTGGCAATAACAACCTACTATATCAAGGCCAATTTAAAGAGCACGATATAATAACAGCGATTGGTCAAGATTTTGAAACACTTACAATTGTAAATGAGAATCCTGTTTCTGAAACACAAGATACATTTATAGATACGAACAATATATTTGTATATGTGCACAGCACTACAACTGGAAAGTGGCATGAGTGGACAGCTGTTCAATCTCTATATAACTCTTCTCCACTTGATTATCACTTTGAGCGTAGATTAAATCCGTATGGTAGGTATGAAATTAAATTCGGAAACAGCATCTATGGCAGAAAGCTGACTACAGGTGATACTGTTGCAATTTATTACTTAATGAGTGATGGTGCGCGAGGATCAATCAGTACATCAGTTATTAGCGGAAGGCCATTTACACGCTTTAATTCGCAGCAATTTCGTGCAATTACTGCCGATATATATTCAGATACACAGACTGTAGCATCTGCAACAGATCTCAATAATATTCAAGTAACTAACACCAGCCAGTCAACCGATTATAAGACGATGGAAACTGTTAGCGAGATCCGCACTAATGCTCCATCTATATTTCAATCTCAGAACAGAGTTGTAACTATAAATGATTTTGATAGTTTTGTATCTCGCAATTTTTCAAATATTCTGATATCATCAAAAGCAGTAAGCAATAGTACATATATTGACGAATATATCAAATATTTCTACGATATTGGATTGAGTAGACCGAATGATAATGTTAAAGTACTTCTCAATCAAGTAGCTTTTGCTGATTCATGCGATTTTAACAATATATACATATTTGGAGTACCAAGGGCATTATTGACCAGCACATCACAACCTCAATCTCTGCCATTAAGCTTAAAAACATTGATGGTAAATCAGCTTAATGCAATTAAAATGCAAAATGTTGAGATTGTTCCGAGTGACCCAGTATATAGTGCTTTTGATTTAGGTGTTGTTGGAATTGATGAGAGTCCAAGTATTGATATCATAGATCAATGTATGTTTCAGATTACAAGATCAAATGCATCTAGTATATCAAAGAGTCAAATTAAATCTCAAGTGTATTCTGCAATAGTTGATTTCTTTGCACCTGCTAATCAGGTGCTTGGACAGTTGATAGATATAGGAAAGCTTACACAAACAATTCTAAGTATATCAGGCGTTGCGGCTATACAGACAATCAGAAAGAATGGAGACACCATAACATCTGTACCTGCATTAAGCTTTGTTGTGTGGAATCCAGAATATCCAGAAGATGATATAGTAGTAACGCAGCATAATATCAAATTACCATACTTTAAATTTCCTTATCTTAATAATTCAAATACCCTAAATAGCAAAATTATAGTAGTATGAGTGTAAAATATGATTACCTATATTTTGATGTAGTAGATTTTACTGGTGTGCAGACAGTATCGAGCTATGCACTCAGTATTTGCCCTCTAACGTTCAGGCCAAATTTGAATGATACTGTAAGCACATCAAATAAGAGAATATTGTGGGAATTTGGAGATAATACTACTTCAGTAGAGCTTACGGCATCTCATGTATACAATATTCCTGGAGAGTATACAGTAAAAATGTATATGTATGATGGCTTAGGAGAAAGTGCATACAATATATTAACTAGAAATGTTACTATACATGATTTTATTCCAAATAGTATATCACTATCAGCAAATAACTTTACATTAGTAGCAAATGATACTCAATCTAACGTATTTGAGTTAACACAGACAGTATCACCATATGCTTCTACTGATGGTGTTATAGTATTGAGTGTTAGTGGTGCAGCAACGCCGTTAATTGACATTCAACAATATAACACAGATAAATTCGCTCACCTACGACGCAATAGTAAGTTTTTACAGCAGGTATATAATTCGACTCTAAATAATTACGAGTTTGTAGCAGTTAGTGGTGCTGTTATAGAGTATACACCAATTTATGCACATACAGATGGAAACAGTGTTGTAACATGTCCGCAATCTTATGATGGTGCTGTGTTTGCAGGAACATCAGGACATGCAGTAGTATCATTTGTAGATAGTATTAGTGCTGAATATATTTTAATAAGTGCTGCGTTTGATAAGTTGATAATTCAGGATAATGAGTATAATATTCCTCCCACATCTACATATTTTTCAGTAAGCTCCAGACAGCCTGCAGGTATGTTTATATCTACTACTGGTCTATCAGCAATGGAAATAAATAGCACGCAGTTTGCAGATGCATTAATTCCATTTGTTGTACAAGTTAATGATTTAAATGGAGCACCGTGCAAATATCTTCCAAATCTTACAAGAGTAAGTAGCTCTGGAGCACTATCATCAAATAGAATTCAAATTACTCTTGTTGACTCACTTGGTAATACATTGTCTAGTAATATTGCTGATAATTTTGGAAATATTACTGATTGTGGAATATACCGCGGAAATATTAGCTGCTACACCCCAACGACAGGTGTTCGAATAATTGCAAGAGCACAGGTTGTTGATCCGCATGGAACATTTACACTAAGCTGCAGCAGTAACAACTTTAATATTGTTCAGAACGATCTGGTAATATATAAGATCGGAGAAGATTATGATGCTACTAAGACAATCAAGAGCTACAGATTTCAAGAGAACTTAATTGATAAAGAAGTATTTTTTGATTCATTTCTTGGCAGCATAGTAGGTAACTCTTCATCATCACCAGACACATTAGGTATCAAGCTTAATGAGCGTACGGAGAATTATGTTGATAATGTTGCTAATATAAACACATGCAATATTCCACTGCTATATAGTATGAAGAATATGGCAGGTGTTAGTATTCAGCAATTTGAACAGTACAACTTTTCTGTACCTGCTAAAATTGCGAGAATAATGGACATATGCAGTATTAACCATAGTAGTTTATGGGGAAGTGCTAATACATTTAAAGAAAACTTTGACTCAAGAGGTCATACTGTTAACAATGTATATGGCACAAATCGCGGCGACAAAATTGATACGCTTACACATATATTAACTGCAGGTGATAGCAGTCAGCCTATTATCGCATATGAGCGGTTCAGTGGTACTTATAGATTGCTGAGTACTGACTTATTAAGCTCTCAACATCTTACACTTGGTGTTAATAATACATATGCACTCAGCTCTTATAATCAATATTGGGGCTGGGGATTAGTTATACACTGATTTTGATGC